ATCGTACCTGCTGGTGCACCTACATTCAAAGAAGCTCTTCGTTGGGGTGCTGAAATCTTCCACGCACTTAAGAAAATCCTTAAAGAACGTGGACTTGAAACAGCCGTAGGTGACGAAGGTGGTTTCGCACCTCGTTTCGACGGAACTGAAGATGGTGTTGAAACTATCATCAAAGCTATCGAAGCTGCTGGATATGTACCAGGTAAAGACGTATTTATCGGATTTGACTGTGCATCATCTGAATTCTACGATGCAGAACGTAAAGTTTACGACTACACTAAATTTGAAGGTGAAGGCGCTGCTGTTCGTACTGCTGCAGAACAAATCGACTACCTTGAAGAATTGGTTAACAAATACCCAATCATCACTATCGAAGATGGTATGGACGAAAATGACTGGGACGGTTGGAAAGCTCTTACTGAACGTCTTGGTGGTAAAGTTCAATTGGTTGGTGACGACTTCTTCGTAACTAACACTGCTTACCTTGAAAAAGGTATTGCAGAACACGCTGCTAACTCAATCCTTATCAAAGTTAACCAAATCGGTACTTTGACTGAAACTTTCGACGCTATCGAAATGGCGAAAGAAGCTGGATACACAGCAGTAGTATCACACCGTTCAGGTGAAACTGAAGATTCAACAATCGCTGATATCGCAGTTGCAACTAACGCTGGTCAAATCAAGACAGGTTCATTGTCACGTACTGACCGTATCGCTAAATACAACCAATTGCTTCGTATCGAAGACCAACTTGGTGAAGTTGCAGAATACCGTGGTTTGAAATCATTCTACAACTTGAAAAAATAAAACGTTGATTTAACAACGTTTCTAAGGGCTCTAGGTTAAACCTAGGGTTCTTTTTTTCTACTCGAGGGGCAAGGAGGGGGCAAGATTTTTCGTGATGATATTATCTAAAACATTGACCGCTTGATCTTTCATGTTTCGTGTGACATGGGTATAGATGCTAGTAGTAACTTCCGAATCAGCATGACCAACCCTATCCATGATAGTTTTTAGGGGCACATTGTTTTCAGCCAGTATGCTAATCGTGGTATGTCTGAAGATGTGAGGGGATAGATGCTTGTCGATAGGTTTTTCCAGCCTGGCATTAGCCCGTTGGAGTGATGCACTTAGGATTGTGCTATGGATAGGCTTGCCAGTGTTGGTCGTGAAAATCTTATCGCTATGATACCAATCTGAATTGGTTGTTTCGCTTAACTCTTTCAATTCCAGTATCTGGTCAATAATTTCCATCTCTCGATTAGTGAGGTAGGTAGTTCGGTAACTAGCGACTGTTTTCGTCCCTTCGTTTTCTGGAATATATCTGTTAAAGGATGTGTGGATATCCAAAGAACGTGTTTCTTTGTGGTAGTCTGAAACAGTCAACCCAGCCAGTTCACCAATACGGCAACCATTCAAGAGCATAAACTCACACGCTAGAGCGTATCTCAGTGTTATGTCCTTTCGGTAGAGTTCTTTCAATAATCGACTGTATTCGTCTGGTTCTAAGTATTTATTCTTGGCAGCTTGTTGTTTCTCAAGTTTATTCTTTTTCTTTGGGAGTCGTGCCTTTCGTGAGGGGTTATCGTTAATAAGTTGTTGATCCATAGCATAATCGAAGAATGTATTTAGTACGGTCTTAGCACGATATTTCTGTGAATCTGTCCAGGTTTCAGTGTCTAGTAAGGATTGAATAAGCCTAACGTTGATGTTTGATAGGATTGTTCCTTGTTCAATAGTGTCAGATATTCGCTTAACGGATGCTGCAAGGCTCTTGATTGAGCTTGACTTAATCTGCTTTTGGTGAAATTCCCACCATTCACTGAAAGCACTATGGAATGATACGTTAGTAGTGCTTGATGATTCTATTTTCTGGGCTATCTTATCATCCAGTAAGCGCTGAGCTTCTTTCTTGGCTCGTTTCGAGCCGCTATTAAGCGTAACAGATACCCGTTTCCACTTCTCAGTGTAAGTGTCCTTGTATCTTTCGAAATATTTATATTTTCCATTCGGTAATTCTTCTACCCACATTGTCATATCTCCTATTATTTGGTAAAATGGGTACAGAAAAAGACTTGTAAGACTGCTCTCAGTTTACACGATTTTTTCTGTGATGCACAAGCTCTGTAATCTAACTTTGGCGAGGGAGATTATAGGGCTTTTTTTATTGTCTTATTTAACTTTAACTTCCATTGTTCCGTTGAGTTTTTGGCTAGCTAGAGCGTTCCCGTCATCCGTTTTAATGTGAAACATTGGATAACGCTCATAATTGACATTGTTGATTGCAGCCCAGACGTTGAAGGCTTCATGCTCTTTGGCAAGCATACCGTCAGCAAAATTCTGCAAGTCAGCTTTGCTATATGTTTTATATTCGTTTGGAACAGTCATATATAAAATAGTGCTGCGATTGTAAAAACTATATGTACTAATATCCAGACCTTTATCAGTCAAATCTTGCTTGAAGTAGTCAATAAAGCTACCCATTTGACTTTCTGTAATGTCTTTTAGCTTATCATCCGAGCTTGGTTCTGAACTTGATTCTTTTGTAGTCTTTTCCTCACTCTTTGAACTTGACGCTTTGGCGCTGCTAGATGGTTTACTAGCTTTAGGTTTTGCCTTTGAAGAAGTGGAGGTCTGGACTGTTTTAACTGGTTCTGTCTTCGTTTTCGGTGCGATACCAGTAATTTCAAACACCTTGCCAAGGACAGCCAAACAAACAAGCACAATCGCCCATTTTTGCCAGCGTTTCAAATTCTTCCATTTACTCAACATTTTTCAATCTCCTTTAGTTTTAGATATTCATTTTTTACAAAAGTCTCATCACAAATCGTGGTGAGATTATATTTTTCCATGAAGTGTATGTAATTGAAATCATCCAGATTTTCGTTTTTCAACAATTCATGAATCATATTCCTATTCGCTTGAGCCTCATATTTCTCTCGCAGACGCTCATAGTCTTTAGAGTTGTGTTCTAAGTGCCCTAATTCGTGCAGAATGACCTTTAAACGAGTGTCTTGGTCTAAATCCCCGTTGATGTAAACAACCCTGTTTATTGGGTCGAGAAAGCCGTTTCGAGGCCACTCGTTAGAGCTAAACTCGCAGATAGAGACATTGAACTGCTCAAGCAATTCATTTTCAGTCATAGCACCTCACTTCTCTTTGCTGTTCATATAGCCGGCAATTATGCCACGAATGGCACGTTTGTCGCTCTCGGTAAGAGGTTTACCGTCGAACATCATGGCGTTATCGATGATGTTATCGATATCGTGGGCATTGGTTGGTTGTGGTTCGTCCTTGACACCCCATTCAGCGAGTGTGTCCGGTGAAATCCCCAACAAGTGACAGATTTTAAAGACGTTTTCAGCTTTTGCGTTCATGATACCACGTTCTAAAATAGAGCGAACAGTAGTATAAGAGATGCCGCTTTCTGTTGCAAAAGCTCTTACATTCCCGTATTTAGCTATAATCAGTTCTTTAATTCTTTCCTCAGCCTGCATTTTTTTGTAACCCTCATTTCTCTTTCTTCCTATATATTACCACAGAAAATTGAGTGGGTAAATAAAAAAAGTAAAAAAAAATCGTATTTTTCTATTGACGATATACGAAAATTAGTATATACTTAAATCAAGCTTAAGGAAGGAGGACGCAAATGAAAAACATCGAAGAAATTCGTAAGATTAAAGGTGTCGCATTAGTAGACATCGCCGACCTGCTAGGTGTCGATTCCCGCACGGTTCGTAGCAAAATTGATGGTGTATCTGATTTCAAATTTGGCGAGACGGTAGCTATCAAGAAGCATTCTTCCCAGAATATGAATTAGAATACCTGTTCAGCGAACGTGCTGAAGCCTAAATTTTTTTAACCTAAATATACGAAAATTCGTAGAGATTAGAAAGGAGAGACAATGGATCACATTCACGATTTTATCGAGTTCATGCAAAAAGGCCGCCCAATCCCAGAATGGGACTTCACGACCTACATGTTCTTTACATTCTCAATGCTTGTCGGAGTTCTCATCTTGCTGCCTGTTCGCTTTGAGCGTTCGTTTGGAAAGCGACCAGAAAGCACCGAAGATAGGGAAGCTAACGAAGGACATTAAGTTTCCGAATTGAGTATCAGACAGGACAATTAAGCAGTTTCTCAAAACGAGGATTACGAAGATAGCCAAAGTAATGACAAAACTATAAGTTATATCTCCCTCTTTTTCAAGCTTGAGAAAGAGTAGGACGTCATGAATATAGGTTAGCGCTATCAGCGAAATTAATAAAGCAACACCAATCGCTAGACATAGATACATCCAATTGATGTCAGCCAGTCTAGTCAAAGCTGAATGGCTATCCGGTGTAATACAGTGGAATTCAACGTATAGCAAACCCACTAACATTAGTGGTACTAATACTTCAGATTTATTCTTCATGTTATACCTCGTTTTTATTAACTATTATAGCAAAGAAAGGAAACACCATGAATGAAATTTTTAACTTCCACGGACAAGATGTCCGAACAGTAACTATTAACAATGAGCCTTACTTTGTAGGTAAGGATGTGGCAGAGGTGCTCGGGTATGCAAAAGCTAGAAATGCTATTGCTACTCATGTTGAGGAAGAAGATAAAAGGGACGCCCCAATTCAGGGCACCCTTGGCGGAACTCAAAAAATGACCATCATCAACGAATCAGGTCTTTACTCGCTCATCCTATCCAGCAAACTACCACAAGCCAAGGAGTTTAAACGTTGGGTCACATCAGAGGTTTTGCCAACCATACGCAAGCATGGCATGTATGCTACAGATCAACTGCTTAATGATCCTGACCTTGCCATTGCAGCCTTTCAAGCTCTTAAAGACGAACGAGCTAAAGTGGTAAAACTAGAGGCTGAGTTGGCCTTGGCGCAAGAGCAAGCACGCTACTTCGACATCATTCTAGAAAGTAAAGGAGCGGTGCGTGTTACCCAGATTGCGGCAGATTACGGCATGAGTGCCAGAAAGTTCAATGCAATCTTGCATGATTTAGGTGTTCAGTACAAGGTCAACGGTCAATGGATTTTGTATAAGAAACACATAGGTAAGGGCTATGTCGATAGTTCGACATTTGATTACAAGGATAAGAACGGTCAAGATCAAGTCAATATGACAACGACTTGGACACAAAAGGGGCGCTTGTTCTTGTATGAATTGCTGAAAGCTAACGACACCCTGCCACTCATCGAACAAGAGGATTAAAGGGGGTTGAAAAATGGAAATCACATACAAACCAGTCGGGGTTAATGAGACGGCTGAGTGGGGAGACTATGACCACCTCATGCAGCGGTGGGAAGGCCTAGGTAAGTCGATGGCAAAGAACCTTATTCGAGAAATGAGGGACAACAAAGACTTTCGGGACTACGTATTCAACCCGACGCATAAACTGGTTTTCATCAACTATGAAGGGTTTAAGTCCTTCATCGAGTGGAAAACTAGAAACAGATTTAAATAACATCAAGGAGCAAAAAATGAAAAACAATCATTACACCCAGAGGTTGGTAGCGTGCGCTATCCAATTTGAGAAAGACTTCCGCAAGATGGAAGGTGGCATCCCTGCTCTCGACAACATTACAAAGTTAATTCTTTACATCAATCAGACGATGGATGTCTCAAAAAAAGCAAAAGACGAGCTTGATAATATCGACACAATATGTCTGATGTATAGAGATGTTTGTAGCAAACCAGACACACCAGACAGTAAATGTAAAGATCTGTTTCAAGACGTAGCAATCGATTTCGTCGCTACGTGCAGAATACACGATATTTTGGACATTTAGAAAAACATCCCTAGCCGCAGAAGTGAGCTAGTGAGGAGATGTAAGCAATACCTACCTGAAACTACAACGATTTGATATTCATAATTGTCTCCTTAAATATATATATAAATCTATGAAAAAAATCCTCGCTAGTTCTCTAGTGTGGTTAGGGAAAGAAATGGGAACCAACAGAAAGGAGCATAACTGAATGAAGTATATCTTTCACTAACACGGAAGAGAATTACACGAAAATGAACAACAAGTTCTTACAAGATACTAGCTTGAGCTTACAAGCTAAAGGCTTACTAGCTGAAATCTTGATAAATAAAAGCGATTGGCGAGTTTATCTGTCAGAACTTGAAACGAGGTCAACCAACGGGAAAGGCTCACACCGTACAGCGTTTGAAGAATTGAAAGACAAACGGTATGTCGTGGTATTTCGTAAAAGTTTGGGCTATAAAAAAGGCTTTGAAATAGTTGTCTGTGCATCAGACATACCAATGACAGA